AGTAGGAGCAGGCGGAAGGGCATTACATACAATATCATCGACATAAAATTGCGCGTTAACGGTCCCGCCTGTAGTATTGGCAACTACTTTTCTTATCTGGATCTCACAATTCCCTGCGTAATATCCGGTTACATCGATATCAAGCCGGGCCCATCCTGACGTAAACCCATTATCCCCAGTACCGATACTGAGTGGGGGCAGGGTCTCCCCGACATCATAAACGTAAACATCAAGATACGCTATCCCATCACCGGCATGTGTTCCGGAAAAGTTGATCCAGACCGATACGGTTGTCATCCCGGTAAGGTCTATGACCTGGTAACGGGATATATCGGAGTATTGATTATTGCCGGATGCAATTACCCCGTTGCTATGCCATCCGTAAGAGCCGGAGCGTTTGGCGGTTGCATCTACAGTCTCGGTAAAAAGTGTGGGATCTGAAAATGCTTTCAGGGCCCATCCGGTTAAATCCCCGGTCTCAAAATCCCCGTTAGTAAGGGCCATCTTTACGCTACCTCATAACTTCCCGAGACAATGATCGCGATGGCCTGCCCGTCCGTCCCTGTCGTGAAGGCATAGAATTTTATCAGCTTACTCGCTGAATCCATGTCGATATATGCGAGAGGGTTGGAATAGGTCACACCCCCGGCCCCAGCCTTCTGGATGGATGCAAGAGCAGTACGATCGTTGTTATCAACTGGATCGGCGGGAAGAGAGATCGTCAGGTCAGAGCAGGCGTTTGAGTCAGCTGATGAAATATCAATATGGAAGAACACCACATTACCAATCTTTTTCCACCGGGCCACGGTTGTTATGCTCGCCGGGTCTGCCGTTGTCCATGTCAGGGTAGGGGTCCATGCCGCCCATTCCGGGAGGATGGTGGATCCGGATGCCAGGGAATTATTAATCGAGTTGTTGGTTGCCATTTTCACACCACCGTGAGATTACCCATCGATGAGATCGCCGTGAATCCCACATCGGCAACCGTGCATACCAGTTCCACACAATCGTGTGTGGCGGTCGATGCCAGGGATCCGGTGATGCCGGTTGTCGTGGTCGACCCGTTCATAAAGATATACTGGTTGGCTCTCTGTGCGATAAGCCACCCCCCCGCACCTTTCCCGATTATCCGAATGACGGATCCCACTGGGACGGTTGCGGGAAGCGTCAGCGTTACGAGTCCGGCATTGTTGGCAATATACGCCGTGTTGATCGCTATTGCCTGGGTGGTCCCGGTTACTTCCGTCCAAATAGCAATTGTCCCGGCCTGCGCCGCCCATGCCGCCAGGCTTAACCAGGCGGTTGTTCCATCCCCGAATTTTATGATCTTCAGGTCGGTATCAATCCCGGGCTCTCCCACTGCCAGAACGGGATTAGCTGCGGCCCATGCTGCCGTTGTTCCCCTACGGTACTGGTATAAATCATCTCGTGGCATTATGGTGTCCCTCCATCAAATGTTCCCGTTCCTGCCGTGGCTACCACTCCCTGAACGAACGATACCCAATAAAACCATTCAGAGGCCCCGGGAAAGATTGTCATTTCCCTTATCGGCGGCTGGATCATTACGTTGCTGTATGTGGTGGAGCCGATCACAAGATCCCCCACCGTTCCGTATTTTGCAATGATGTTCGTAATGTCGGTATGGCTTGTAGTATGGCACCTGAACGTAGTCTCGAATCCGTAGGTTGTTGAACCCTGAAGCCCGAACCCCCCGGATTCAAGCTGTGATTTTCCGAAATTGGCAGGGTATGTGATTCCGGGAGATTCGAAGCGGGCATCCACCAGATTTACCCCGTCGAAGGTAGGATCAGCCATTTATCCCACCTGCTGATTGAGTTTTTCTTTGTTCGTGAGATCAACCCGGAAACTCTTGTCCGTAACCGTTCCCTGGATATTGATTATTGCTGTCCCTCCGGGAACTCCACCGATATATGAACCGGTTCCTGCAACTGGAGCCGCTACCTTCCCCACAAGAGGGACATCAACCGCGATCTCTCCCTTGCCTATATTCGCCATCATCTGACCGGTGGGCCCGGTGTATAGTTGCGATTGGGATAATAACCCTGCCATTCCCTGTTGGTTCCTGACGGTGGAAAGTTCGCTTTCTAGCTTTGACTTTTCAGAGGGTAAAGCAAAATAAGCAGCCCAATCGCGGCTATATGTTAAACGGGCCATATCAACGTCATACTGTGCCCGGTCTTTTTCAAGCAACGTGGCGCCTTTACCTAGTCCGGCCTGGGTCATTTCTGCAGCCCGGATCGCTAGTTCGTCGCCAATCAGTTTCATCCGTAGATCCTCCTCTTTCTGCGGGATCCCTGCTATCTTCTGTTCAAGACTGATTCTTTTCTCTGTTGCTGTGTTGTAATCATCGGTTGCCCGGGTAGCGATCTTAATGGCGGTTGCTTTATCCTCTGTGGCTTTCTTTGCGCTGTCGGCGGCTGCTTTGTAAGCATAGAGACCAATTACTGCAATTGATCCCACTGCACCGGTAAAGAGTAATAATTCCGATCTGGTTGAGCCAAGTACTGAGGACATTTTATTTAATGATCCGATCAGTTCTCCGGTTAATACCGAGGAGAACATTTGTATGAGGGGTTTAGCCATCATTGCGGCTGATCCCATTGCCATGATACCCGCCCCGGCCATCTTGAACCCCTCCCCGGATTCTCCCATGAGCGTACCGGCTGCATAGGCAGAAGCCCCCACCGCTACAAGCCCCTGGCTCATATCCATGAGGGGACGAACCATTGATTTGGTCGACGCCTGAAGTTTATTAACGTCTTCAGTCGCGGGTTTCAATCCCCTATCAAAATCGTCAACAGATTTCTTCGCACCCGCGAGGTCTTCTTTTACAGTGGATTTTACCGCCATCCTCCAGACAAATCCACCCAGTACGGTTTCACCCGCCATTATAAGCCTCCGGAATTTTCAGCGGCTTTCAGGATGGGGTAAACAAAGTTCTTCAGGGTTGCCTCTATTTCCTCATCGTTCATAACGGTGCGCTCCCTGGGTGCTGGTTTGGGATATTCATAAAGGAAATCAGACGGGGTAACGTGTGGCTTCGGGTGCTTTTCCGGATCCCGGTATAGATTTGTGAAAAACGAGCATAGAAACGCCTCCCGGTATGCCCTGGAGTATTCCCTGTCTTCAATCCGTCTGTGCTTATCAGAGGTGATCCTAAGCATGGACGCGATTTCAGCAGGGGTATAATTCCAGAACTCCTGGGGTTTGATCTCACATAAATCATATGCTCGCTCCTGTAACTGTCGGATCACATCGGGTTTTTTATATCAGCATCCTCGGGTGATTTGAAGGCCCCGTGCTCATCGAGTGCCTTGAATATGGATTTCGGGATTTCGGCGGGATCCTTACCGGATTTGATATAGAGGTCCATGAGGTCCCCGACTTTCTCAGGGGTGAGGGTTTTATCCTCATGGATCAGACCCGCCCATAACAGGGCCCGGACGGTTTCGGGGCCGTCGTTGTTCTCATCAAGCATGGCAAGTATTCCAAGCCCCCGCTCCTTCTGTGCGGCTACGAGGGCATTATAGGTAAACCGTATTTCCCTTAATCTGTCAAGTTCAATCGTGATCATGGCGATGGCCTCGCTACGTAAATGCGATATATTTTGCTTGCTTTGTTCGCTTCCCGGGCTTCAACTACGAGAAGTTTCGTAGACCCAGCTGCAACGGGAATATCAGCGGACCACGCACCAGATACAACCGCTGTGCCGTTAACGTAAATCGTCCCGGCTGCAGCGGTCGGCTGGATGGCAACAGCGGTATCGGCTGCGTCGAGAGTGGCATGGTAGTTGTAAACCGCTCCTGCAGCCGCTGGTGAAGGTGTAACGGCATTCGCCCCGTTATCACGCAGGGCGAAGAAAGGGGTTGTTAAACCGTCCGCTGCCGTTGTTGTGAGTGTTACCTTACCGCTTGCTTTCAATGAGATCGCGACCCCGGCCTTTCCGTCGTGAGGTAGTGTCGGTTTGAACGACTTCGCGGCGGCCGTGAAGCTCATCATGCCTTTTCCCGAAGGGAGAATAATCGCGGCGGCTCTCTGTGTCCTGCTTTGGAGGTCCCCGAGTAAGGCAACCTGCCCGTTCGTATCGGTTGGTAGAAAGTTCCCTTCGAGATCCACGGTTCCGACCCGGATGATACCCGGCACAAACTCTTCAGTATAATCGGCGGAATCCATGTTCGTGATATCAACATCGTCGGCCGTTCCGAGCGTCGGGTCTAATTTGGTGAGCTCCAGTATGGGATCGTCGGCCCATACCAGGGTTGTACCAAAAGGTGAAAATCCGGATGATACCATTCAGGATCTCCTCCTTACGCTGCAAACGTCCATTTCCCGGTTGCCTTCAGAGATGCCGTGAATGTTGCCTTCCCATCGAATGGGAATGACGGCTTGAAGCTTTTCACATAGGCTGTGCCGGTGAACGTTGCCCCGCCGGTATCGGATGAAGTGACCACACACGCTGCCGGTGTCCGGGCCTGGAGTGCTGTTATGAGTGCTGCCTGTCCTGCGTCCGTGGGGACAAAGTTTCCCTCTACCTCACCCGTTCCAACCCGGATGATACCCGCCACAAATTCCTCTGTTGCGTCCGGGCTGTTATGGTTCGTGATATCGATATCGTCAACTGTACCAACGTCAAGGGTTATTCTCGTTAACTCCTTGACTTCCGTCGCACCGGCCCCGTATTTCAGGGATGACCCGAGTGCTGCAAATCCTGCGCTTACCATCTTGTTTTCACCTTTGAACTTTTCTTAAACTGCTTTCGTTACAATGTAATTCTGCACCCATTCCGGGCGGTCCTGCTCATCATATCCGAGGTTCGCAATGCTCCCGGTAGGAATGATTGACTTATACATGGTTGCCGTAAGGGTGGTGTTTGACAGGCCGGAAAGGAGCAGTTCTACCGCCTTCATCTTCGCAAAGCCGGTTTCATACTGATTGGGGCCCGCTCTCCCGCGTACCTGCAGGCCGGGCGATTCGTCACCGGGACCGGATAACAACTGTTCCGGCCGGTTCCCTGCATACTGGGTGAGGATGATACACTGGTTCGGAGTTACCGGAACGTAATCAAGGAAGATATCGGTTTCAATCGTCCCGATTCCGCCTGTCTCCAGGTAGTGCCCGATGTCCACAGTCATCATGATATGGCTCCCAGGGCCTGCCT